TGCACTTTCAGCGCCTTTTTTTGTATCAAAGTCTACTACGATATATTTATCTGTTGTCAATCCGATAACATTTTTATTTTTAAATTCAGCATTTGAGTTTTTAAATATTTTTTTCCTATTCATTATATACTTTTTTTCTAGTTCCTTTGAGTATATTATATTATAGTTTTTAACACCCAATCCCATGTCCTGTAATTTATAAAAGTCGGTCTTTAATCTATACATATATAATGCATTAGATATCGCCCTACATAAGAAATACAAACATATAATAATGGCAGCTAAAATCAATAGTAAACAAACCAAGTTAATGAACACGTTACCGCTATTAAATGATTTAAAATAGTTACTTACTACATATTGTTTTACCCGTTTATTCATACCAATTAAAAATAAAATATTATATATTAGTGACATATAATATTTAACATATAATATTTAATAGTAAAAATTGCTTATTCATTAATTTCATCTTAATTCTCGAAATGTGCCAGTTTTGACAAACCGTGGTCGCTGTTCTTATCAAGCACAACATTTTCGGCTTCAAACATGCTCTTCTTAATATCTTCAACTGTCGAATCCTCATCCAAACCATCAAAGTTCGCAACATTTGAAATACCAACAAGTTCGCCATCCGCATTAATCGTTTGTGTAAGTTTATTACCAGACTCTTCAGCCTTCTTCATGTTATCTTCAATCGCCTTTTGTCTAGCTTCGCGCACACGTTTATCGAATTCCTGTTTCGCAGTCTCTTCATTCTTCTTTTTATCAGACATAAGTTGGTTAAGCGTCTCCTCCATATACTCAACACGTCCCGTCTTGTATGCTTCGGGATGGAAGGGTACCCACATACCAACTTGCCCTACATAAATATCATGATTGGAATCAACCTCGCGCAACAGTTTACAGCGAAGTTCCGCCTCACCTTGTGTAGCAAAAACACCGCGTACCTTGATGCCTCGTGTAGAGGTTTGAAATCCGTGGTTTTCACCGAATTTCTGTTCAAGTTCGTCTTCGTTGGTATCCAAAAACGTTTTATAGTCGTCGCTAACTAGCGTTGCCGATGTTGCGCGAATCGTCTCGCCTTCTTCCTTTGTAAATTCTTGGAAGTCGGCAGTCAGTTTATCAAAAGAAAGAGAATATTTAAATGATACAAAGTTAAGAAACTGATTAAATTTTTCCATCGACTTCTTATAGTCCCATTGCTTCACAAACTGCTCGAATAAAAATTGCTCCTTTTGTTTGATAATATGTTCCGGTGAAACAAATGAAAGACAGACAAATTTTTGACCAGCAATCGGTTTATCTTCTTCCAACAAATCGACATATTTGGGATTTTCCTTTCCATCGGGTAAACATTTAGGAGTAACTCCCTTTGGCAAACTATTAGTTTCAGACATTACAATATATATATTAATATAATTATTTTAAGTAAGTTTAATCATTTATTAAATATATATGGTTTACATTACTTTCTTTATTTACTTTATTTAATTTAATAAAATAATAAAATAATATTTTTTTCTACATTATATTTATAATGTACGGAACACTCGACTTTAGTGAGCTTTTTAAGCGCTTTATTAAGTATATTATCGAAGGTCTTTGTGTCGCGATAGTTGCTTACTCTATACCATCACGCTCTCTTAAATTAGACGAAATTGCGTTGATTTCTCTTGTAGCAGCTGCCACCTTCGCTATTCTTGATGTTTATGTACCCACTTTGGCTGTTTCTGCTAGAACAGGTGCTGGTTTCGGTATTGGTGCTAACCTCGTTGGTTTCCCCACTCCTCTTAAACTTTAAATTTACATTTAATTTTAAAAAATAAAGCGTTTATTTAGAGATTATATAAATAGACCGATAGACCGATAGACCGACGGAATTTACTATTTAAATTTTATTATTTAAATAATAAATAATACACGTTTTGTAAAATATTATTCTTCATTTAATGTAACTACGAGTCTGATGAGCAGCGCAATGGGTGATGATGATGATGACACTGTACCGACACCCAACAACCCTCACGAGGGTGTCAATGCAGCAGGTGAACTCCCACATAAACTACAAATAACTAGAATTTTTATGCGTGTGCATGAAAATGGTAAAATTGTTCCATGGGATGGCAGAACCCCTTCTGACCCTTCTGGACGATGTTCTGTATTTATTTTAAATAAATTAGACGAAGGTTTTATACATCAACATATTAATATGGGCGATTTGCGTAGACGAACGCAAGCTAATCAACGCCGTCTATTAGTTACGCCTGCGCATATACCTACGCAAGCTTTAATTGGAAGACCTATAGGTAAAACAGTTATAGGAACTTATTTATACCCACCATCATCAATGCTGGACCAAAAGGATAGCATAACTACACAGGAAGCTCAAACTTTATTAGATAAATTAATAGAAGATGGGTATATTTTAAAGCGTAATTATAAAGACCCTAATAAATATACGTTCTGGTTTAAATTTGATAAAGGTGATGCCTCGAATTTTGATATATGTAATCATTATAATCTTATTCATAAGTGTTTTAAAAGTTATGGCAAGTTTATACACTACACATTAAGTTCAAATATTTCACCCACTAGTAAATATTATCGGCCTTTAGGTGAGTATATTCCTCGTAATCCCGATGCAGTTTTATATGGTAGGTTAATACGTGGTTTACGAAGTGATGGAATAGGTAAACAAAAAGTTAAACTACAAATCCCATTAAATACAATCCGAGAAGGTGGCAAAAGTCGCAGAAAATTAAAAACAACAAATAGACGAACAAATAGACGAACAAATAGACGAAGAAATACACGAATAAATAGACGAAGAAATACAAAGAAGCGAAGAAATTGATAAAATATTTACAATAAAATATTTACAATATATAAATAGCATACAATGATAACATTAAATAAAATATATTTTAATTTAAACTATATTCAATTTATATTTGTATGTCTTCTTGTAGTATGTTTATTTATTAGTTTTTATATAATGATTATTACACTTTTTTCAAAAGATAAAACACATAATCATGTTTTTTCACCGTGGCAGTTTCCCATGTTACTAGCAATCTTAATTGATACGATTCATCGTAAATGAATATTACTGCGTCGGAATAAAAACCCAATTTAATTCTTCGCAAATTTTCTTCCATATATCATCCTGTTCTATTCTCTTTTCCTTGTCTTTCAACATTGGAAAATAAGAAAGAAACTCGGTCTTCTCAAGAAGCTCACACAGTTTATAAACAGTATAGTAATAATTCAAAAAATTCACGCGGTCATCCGGACAAAATTTCGCATAAGGTCCTTGTATTTCCATAAAAAGATTACACAAAGTCTCTTCTAATTCGGGTGTCATAATTGGCGGCTTAATACCGAGTTTATCTTTAATAAAAGGGATATGTTCGTAATATTTATTATATCCCAATTTTTTAAGCACTTCTTTTGCTTTCACGTTTGTAAATTTTGAAAGAGATATGCGCTCTTTATGAAGTTGTTGCTTTATATTTTCAAGAACTTCTTCAGGAATTTGCGTAGTTTCTTTTGCTTGAAACTGTGCAAGTATTTCTTTAAAATGGTTAATTCTTTTGTAAGCATAAAAACATGCTTCTTTGGGAGGTTCTTTATAAGACGGCTTCTCATTTTCGATAAGGTAAGTAACTTGTTTGGCACATACGTTACATACCATTATTCCTTCGTGTTCTACGGGAATCATCTCCCCTTTATTACAAGACTGGCATATATCGGTAGCATAAGTATAGTCGTTTATGTTAATAAAAGTCTGGTCAAGATTTGTAAAAAACTTTTGAACATTATTGTCATTTGCACGCGTTAATGCATTCTCGTCAAATGTCTTGTCATTTACTTTGAAAAATGAATTGAGAATGGTGGTCTTATTTGTACCATTCGTGATTTCTTTTTTGTTTTCAAAGTAGTCAAAAATACACCTGCTATTGTTTAGATAATAGTCTTTAATCTTTTTCTTATTTTTATAAATTTCTTCTTTTATATCGTACAAAGAGTCTTGTAGTTCTATTTTTTCATTAACATCTAATATAACGTTGACATCATTTAACTGATTCATTATTTCGTTTTTTCGACGAATTAGTCTAGGTAAAACTTCGGTGTTAATTAAGTTAAATTCGCATTGTAGTTCGCGATGAACGCTATCTAGGGTCATTATTCGTTTTTTATCTACAAAAATCTTTTTATTTGTCTTATGTTTAAAAGATGGCATCTATATATCTATATTTATATATTTACTATATTGTTATAAGTATAACTTTTTTAATATATAATAATTAATAATTATATCTATTTTAGTATTTTAGTATTTTTTACTATTAGTATTTTTTTACTATTAGTATTTTTTACTATTTATATTTTATATTATAATATAAAATAAAATAAAAGGCTGAAAATGAGCTCTACATTAAAGACGGGTGATATTCTTTTATGCGATAATCTGCAATATAGTTCGTGGGGCTTATTTAGCTGGTTTATAAAATTTATGACAAAGAGTGACTTTTCGCATGTTGGTATGATTGTTGTAGACCCCGAATTTACAAATGTTCCATTAAAAGGTACATATGTTTGGACATCGGGTATTTCAGATACGCCAGACCCTGATGATAATACAAAAAAATTTGGAGTTCAGTTTATTCCATATGAGCACTTTATTGCAACATATGGTGGAAAAATATATGTTCGCAGAATCGAGTGTAAAAGCACAGAAGAATATAACAAAATATTCAACAACGAAATGTTGACAGAAATACACAAAGTTGTATACGATAAACCATATGATATTGTTGTTACAGATTGGATAGAAGCTTACTGTAAAAAGGACCGTCATCCCCAGAAGACGTCAAGATTTTTTTGTAGTGCATTTATTGGATATGTTTATACAAAATTGGGCTTATTTGATGAAGGATTGGACTGGAGTATTCTTTATCCAAGTTATTTTTCTAGTGAAAACAAAACACTTTCTTTGCTTCAGAATGCAACACTATTGAAAGAAGACCAAATAGCTGGATAGGTTGTGACTTTGTAAAATATAGAGTTATAGAGTTTAGGAAATTTGTAAAGTTTAGGAAATTTGTAAAGTTTAGGAAATTTGTAAATACGAATAATGTTAGGAATGTATTAATGTTTTCTCTATAAAAATAAAATAACGTTATCGAATAATTTAGACGTATCCACCAAAATAGTAAAATGTACAATATAGAAAGAGAAGGAGAAAGAGAAGGAGACGATAAAGTGTGTAATATCACAATGAGTTCAAATGTTTTAACAACGAATATAAATATAGAGTCATTAGATATTGTGAATATTAAGAGAGAGACATACTATAAAATGAAATTTATTATGAATTGTTTAGATAGCAATATGGCTATAAAGAAAAGGAAAACTATTTTTTATTTAAAAAATTTAGAAGATTCAACAACGGAGATTATAACAGAGGACTACTTAAATAAACGGATTATTCACAAAATGTATAACAATGGTACAAATGAAAAAGATATTCAGCATAGTTTAGAAAAAATCAAAAGAAAGGAAGATATAATACCATTAAAGGATGGCGTGCATACTTTAAAGACCTTAATCGACAAGGGCAAGTTGGATATAAAAGGCGAACAAAAAAATGATATATATTTGATGATATTTTTGACGAATACTTTAGAAAACGGTTGGAGTATAAGGAAAAAAAACGATGAGTATGTTTTTAGGAGAAAGCATGAAAAACAAACCGAGATATACTCTGATGAGTATTTGGTAAATTTTTTAAAATCAAATATGAATAACATTATTGCATGAAGGGAGGTATTGTGCGGCGGAGGGTATAGGAATAATTTACTTTTTAATTTAGGAGAAATGTCAACTTGTTGATTATAATAACTATCAATAATAGTTATTATTATTAATTATTAATTTATAATAATTTAATTAAGTTTTTTTGTAAAATTTTTTTCTTTAGCAATATTATAATAAACAAAAATGGCAGGAGGTCTTATGCAACTTGTAGCTTACGGCGCCCAAGATGTCTATCTTACGGGCAACCCTCAGATTACCTTTTGGAAGGTGTCTTACAAACGTCACACCAACTTTGCAATGGAGTCCATTGAGCAAACTTTTAACGGTCAGGCTGATTTTGGTAGACGTGTAACCTGCACCATTTCTCGTAATGGTGATTTGGCTTACCGCACTTACCTTCAGGTTACTCTTCCCGAGATTAACCAGTCCATGAAGGGTTCTGCCCAGGATGGTGTTTATGCTCGTTGGCTTGATTTCCCCGGTGAGCAGTTGATTTCTCAGGTTGAAGTTGAGATTGGTGGTCAGCGCATTGATCGCCAGTATGGTGACTGGATGCATATCTGGAACAACCTCACTCTTCCCGTTGACCAGCAGCCCGGTTATTATGCCATGGTCGGCAACACTACCGAGTTGACTTTCATCACCGATCCTTCTTTCAATGCCATCGATGGTCCTTGTCAGGCAAACGCCCCTCGTCAGGTTTGCGCTCCTCGTAACGCTCTCCCCGAGACTACTCTCTATATCCCCTTTCAGTTCTGGTACTGCCGTAACCCCGGTCTTGCCCTGCCCCTCATCGCTCTTCAGTATCACGAAGTCAAAATCAACTTGGATATTCGTCCCATCGATGAGTGCTTGTGGGCTGTTGGTTCTCTCAGTTGCGGTGCTTCCAATTCCGGTACTTCTACTGCCGGTGGTCGCGTCAACACTGCCTACAACCAGTCTCTTGTCGCTGCCTCTCTCTATGTTGACTACGTCTTCTTGGATACCGATGAGCGCAGACGCATGGCTCAGAATCCCCACGAGTACCTTATTGAGCAGCTGCAGTTCACTGGTGATGAGTCTGTCGGTTCTTCTTCCAACAAAATCAAGCTCAACTTTAACCACCCCGTTAAGGAGC